GGCTGCGGAATTACCACCGCTGGCACTCCCGACATACTAGCTTGTGTCAATGGCCACTTTCTTGGAATTGAGTGTAAAGCTGACAATGGTAGGCTGTCAGAAATGCAACGCTTGAAATTAAAAGCTATTCAGAATAGTGGCGGTATTGGAATTGTGGCGGCTCCGTGTGCATGGTACGACATTGTTAAATTGATAAATTGTGTGAGTTATGGCGAGTTAGACAATGCACGAATTATAGCCGATACGATTAACAGTAAGTGGAAATTATAGAGGTCAATCGTGGAAAAAAAGAAAATAGATAAAATGAAAGTAGCAATATATTCAATACATTCCGATTATAAGAAACTTTCATCAGATTTTGAAAAATTAAAAAATATTGTTACGGAATGTTTACAGAATAATACTTTTGACCATCATGGCACTGAGATTTTTGATACTGTTATGGATATTGATTACCATTTAGACCGTATCTATGTACCATTGAATGACGCTTATAATAGTATTTTCATACGGAGTAAAAAATAATGAAAAAATTATATGACATCATTTTATTTATCTGTGCTGTAGTATTATGCGTATCTGCCTTATGGCTGATTGCAATTGAAATCACCGATACACCAGATGTATATATGAGTTATGAAACTAAAGTATGCAGAAAAGTGATAATCTACGATGGTCCAAAAGAAATTAGAGGCTCATGTAAAAAATTACCAAAAAAATATAATATCGTTTGGGTAAAATAAAAAAATATAATATTGTGTGGGTAAAATAAAAAAATATTTTTTACAGAATAAAAAAATCTCTCCGAGGTCACAGAGAGATTTTTATTTTACCAACCAATTAAAAGGAAATTTTTAAAACATGACAAAAATCAAGTAGACTATCTGCATATAATAAATCTAAATATACATAAGTTCAATATTATTATTCAAATTTTGTGACACGGTTAAAAAAGACACTATCATATAGTGTCTTTGGGTTATGTATGTATGCTGAAACTGTTTATTTTTTCACTTCTGACAAATTAGAATTTTTTTGATTTATGGCTTTTAGGCCATTTCTTAAAACTGATGGAATAATGGAGCCATATCCCAAGTTTTCAATATTTTCCAAGATACTACCACTTTCATTTATGAGATATGCAATAATAACAGCTTGCCTTATGTAATTTATTCCTGTACTCTGGTCAATACCATTCGCAATTACAACCATCAGAAAAATAATAATTTTTTTAATTATTCCCTTGCCACCTACACTGCTCAACCAATTACCGGATTTTATTGCGTACCATGAACCTGATACATAATCTATGACAACAAAAATGAAAAGCCATATCAATGGAATATCTACACCGCCTAAAAGAAAAAGAACTGTACTGATTATTGATGCACAGCAGACAGAAAACCAAGAAGGGAAAAAATCACAAATTAACGTCATTTATAATCTCCAATAATTCAGTAATTCGGGATTTTAAGATTTTATTTTCGATTAGATATGCGATATTTTTTTGATATTCAGACTTTTTTATTTCACTTTGGGAGTGTTTTAAATCATCGCTCAAATTTTCAATCAGTGAATTTAGTTCGTTATCTTGATAATCTTCCACCTTTCGCCCTTCAAAAATTTTTCTTTCTGTACTTCTTCTGCTTTGAAGTCCTGGCAATTTTTTACCACCAGCAAAAACCCACTTGTCAAATTCTTTTGCGGCATAAAAAAATTTTTTCTGTAATAATAATTTTTTCAGTGTGGATTTATTGAAATTACCAATTCCAACATTAAATACAAAACTCACTAGCGCATCAAATTCACACTGTAACAGTGGCAAGTCTAAATTATTTATAGCTTGCTCAAAATTTTTTAAATCTTTTCTTAAAATTTGATCTGCCATGAGTTCCGATATTTCAGAATCAGCAAAAACATTTTCAGTGTGACCGTAGCCGATTGTATAAACTCCGGCGGGGCATTTATACGCTTTTAACCGCAGACCTTCAAATTTTTTTATCACGGCTATCATGCTTTCTGATGTTTTCAGATTTTCAGCATCACACATTTTAAAGTACCACTATCAAAATAAAAAATAAAATAATTATTAACAGTTCTCTCATAGTTTATAGTTCTCACAATTTGCACCACTCTAACAGCGCATTATATTTAAGACTTAATTTGTCACATTCGTTTGTAATATCCAAACTTGCTTTAATCTTTCGCTGTAGTTCGGAGTTTGTATAGCATCTAAGTTTGGATTGATTTGTGGCTTTTGCGGGCATGGCTGTACTGTGGGAATTGGAGTTGTTGCACAGCTTGTCAGCGTCAATACTGATAACATCACGCAGATTATCCATGTCAATCTTGTCTTGTTCATGCTGTTTCTCCAATGTATCAATATAGTTTAGATATTCTGAAACAATTTTATTCTGCTTATCAGTCAAATTTCTTTCTGTTTCGATAATTTTCTGATAGTTTTTTTCACTTTCGACACGCAGAACTTCATCATATTTTTTTGTAGCTGTTTCATATCCATTTCTGTAATAATGAACTCCCACAAAAAAATATGATGCTATGAAAATTATTCCTGTTGCACCGATGCAGACTAATTTGAATTTGTCGAACATTTTTATTTTTCTGCTGTTTCAGATTTTTTATTTTTACTCTGTAGCATTTCCCATGTATCCGATTGCATCATAGCACAAAAGAATCTATATTTTTCGGAAGTTTCTTCAAAGTCTAGTTCTTCATTCCCCTGGTAAAAATATTTTTTTGATAGTTCAAAATCTTTTTTTATTACGCAGATTTTCCATGAAAAAAAATTTTTATTAACAAAAAAATATTCTCCATCTGGTAATGATGCTACTTTAGAATACAAATCAAAAATTCTCATAAATTATTTTCTCCACATAGAAAACAGCAGATACAGTTCTATGACAATTATAGCACTGCCAATAATGTCAATATATGTATTAATGTCACAAATATTTATCATTTGCCTTTGTTTCGACAGTAATTACAAGTTTCCAAAAATCGCTTGTAGGCTATTTTCTCGCCTTGCTTGCAACCGAGTTTATACATCAATATTTGGAAAAATAGCACAATGCAGATTAGAGCAACAGCATCACACATTTATTCGCCTTCCTTGAAATACACCCAACTATGCAATTTACCGCCTATGTTTTCAGTTATAACCTTGTAAATCTCACAGTCGGAATATCTATCAACAGTTTTATCCCACCGTTCTTTGCTCATTTCACTTCGTACAAGTTTTTTCATAAATTCGTCACCTTGATAATCAGTCTGAATAAAGTAAACGACTTCGGGCTGTTGTTGATACCAATTTTTCAGCGTTATCATATTTGGCCTCTATTACAGGTTACTAGGCGGGAATTATCATTTAAGATTCAACAAATATCAAATTTTTAATGTAGCTTGCTGACCAATAATTTATTATTCAGACAATTCAAACGACATATCCGATAAATAAACATTATATCTATTGTCATAACTTCCAATACTTAAATCAACTAAATAATTATTTAATGATCGTGTTAATTGAGTAGAACCGTTATCAAAAGTTAAAGTTTTGTTTGAGTTAGAATAGGTAACAGTTACCCATACACCAATTAACACTTTATTTCTATCGAACATTGCACTATCCGGATTCCACCACGTACCGTATGGATAATAAACAAGTGAATATTTAGTGCTGTTTGCACTATCTAGTTCAACAAACAATGTAAAATCATTTACAGCTTGTAAAAATATTTTACATGTAAAACTTTCAATATTTTCACCAAACACAAAAGTTGCATAATTTGAACTGTTCGCTCTGATGCAAGATTTACCGTCAAAAGTAACAATATCAAAATTGTTTGTAGGTACTGTAACATTTTCCGGATCGCTTGATGTTATTGTCTGATTTACAACATCAATATCTATTGTGATGGTTGTTTCCGGTTCCGGTTCCGGCTCAAATGGATCATCCACAAAAACTCTATCATCAAAATTGACTGCTGTCACACTGCATTTTTTATCTGTCGGTTTTATGGAGGTTACCCAGTACTTTTCGACATTGCCGATTGCATAATGCGGTTTGTCGAAATATACATTGCTAGACAGTTCAAAATCCAACGGTGCTAAAAGCTGAATGTGATGTGCGTCAATAACAGAGCAATTTATTTGCTGTACAGTTCCATTATATCTGCGAACGTAAATCACACTAACATCACTAGGCACTGAGTCGCTAGTTTGTATAATCTGCTCTGTGCTGTCATAGCTGATTATATACCCGTTAAATGCGTTTAAATCCTGCGGTAAAGCAACGGCAATCAACGAACCATAAGTACAGTTAAGTGCGTCAAATTCGCATTCAAAGTCTATCTGCTTGCGTTGATAAATTACCTCTCTCAATCGTCTTGAACCTAGAGCAATCGCCTTTTGTGAGTCAACTACCGCTAAAACTTCGACCTTTTCTGTATTCTGTGAATTTTGGTAATTGTACACTGACGCTTCATTTGTCGATTTGTCTATGTCAACGTAAACCTCGTCTTGCTTCCAATTCTGCGGATTCATATAGGTTATGTCCGCTTCGTCATTGTCAGTAGGTGTTACAAAGTTATACGTTATCTTTGGTTCACCTATCATATTTGCGCTTGTAAACATCTGCTCAACGTATTTATCAGCGGAACGGTAAACAGCTTTGATATGATTACCATCTATGACGGGTTCTGAGAATCCTATCTGCATACACTGTTTGATTGCTTCTAATACTGTAGTTGATTTATCAAAACGGTAATCAAAGTTTAACCCTGCATCATTCCAAATTCGATCCATCAAAGTAAGGTTGTCAGTATCATAGATTGAACCAAATTTAGAACTGTCGCAAATATAGCGAATCGGTGAAGCAATAGATCTGTTTGATTCTTTGTCCTCTTCCATTGCCGCTTTCTGAACGGGAACCATTACGGTTTTCTCTGTCGGGTACTGAATCTTTAAATCTCCGACGTACCATTGCCAATGCCACCCACTGGAGCCTAAAGTGCTATTTTGTTGCCATGAAATGTATTGACCCCATATGTTAGCAATCCACGGATTTAAATCAGCGGTGAAATTAAAAATTAAAAAGTCGTTTAGCCATACCTTTAGATAACCTCGCGTATGGTCAATTTTAACCGTACAACTTCCATCCTCGTTCATGCGCGATAATGGGAATAGGTAAGTTCCAATTAAAACTCCATCGCCTAAAGTTCTATCCTTTGAATTAGAACTGCCGATAACTGCGGGCGCGAATAAAGCCATAAGGATATACATGCCATTGCCAATACTATGAGCATCATCCCAGTCACTAGGTACCCAAAAGCCGCAAAAACCTAAATGTATACCCATGCTGATTCTGCCCTTATCGTTACGTTCAAAATAAGAATCATCCTCAAAACAGAATCTAAGATTGAATGTGTTAATACTTCCTATAGATGTGATATAGGTCGGATTTTCCGCAATTTCGGCGGCAGTTTTGTTTAATCTGTCAGGATATCTACCCGTATAATTGATGTACGAGTAAAATTCAATTAAGGTCTGATCGCGTCTTGCCTTGAATCGGTCGTTTGTAAACCATACCGAACATGGTATTAATGCGTAAGGATATTGACCGCCATTAGTCCACTCATTAAATACAACTGTTCTGCGGTGATACCCCTCCGAACCGTGTTTTGTCATGTAATTTGAGATATAAAAGCCATCATCCGGTTCGTTATCCCACTGTTTAGGATAATAACGGTTGTTGACTATGGTATCGTATAAATCGTTATAGTCATAAGTGAAGCTGTCTATACCTGTAACTTTTTGCTCTTCATATACGGTAGTTTTGAAATCCTTTAGACTGTTTAATTTACGAGTCCATAAAGTTGAAATCTGATTGTCTGACAGTTCAGCTAAAGACTCTGAACCCCTAACCGTAATGGCAATAACTGTTACGTCTGGATAATAAGCATCTTCCGAAATTAAGCATTTTAAGCCGTTCCACATGAACGTTTGCATAACTTGACTACTGGTAGTGTAATCAGACAGATTAGTAACACGGAACTCATAAGCATTATCACTGTTACCTACATCAATAGTGATAGTCTCTCCGAACGCATCCGGTGAACTTCTAGTATATACTTTTGTCATGCTTTGCGCTGTATCGGCAGATCCGGCAATTCTCCATTCGAGCAAAATTGTTGCTGTCCTGCTCTCATAATCGCCTTTGTCGCTCATGGAATACAAACCACTAGGGAATGAAAAATCAATCTCATAATAGCGACTGGTTGCACCAATCGGACATGCTCTGTAATATCCAGCGATATTCGATTTTGCATTGCTTGTAGATCTACTTGTATCAACGAGTTCTAGCAATCCGCTTGATGTTCTGTTTGCAGAAAATCCACCCCAACCGACGGTGTTAGAATAACTAATCCCGTTTTTGTCTACGGCTAAAACTGTGAACGTTCTACCGTTTACGGCTAGAATCTCATAGTAACCGTTATCTAAAACATGAGTGCTGTTTAAATCTGCATCATTAAATACAAAGTTCTTGAACGTCAAAACAGCAGTAACAGTGTAACCGTCAATCAGTGAGATAGCTGTCAACGATACATCAATGAACTTGCCTTTTTCGGTGTTTGTTCCGTAATTCTGAAAACTTACATTGTAGGTATTCTGAATGGTTGAAGATCCGTTAGTTTGAGTAATTGATAACGTGCATCTCCATCCAATCGCCTTTTCTAAATTCTGCGGATAATTAGATACATAGCAACGGATTGAGTTTTGTATAACTTCAACGGCAGATACGCTAATTGCTCTGTCTTGACCGCTTAAATTGTACAGTCTGATAATATCTCCCGATACTAACTCATGACCGTTAGACATGGTTAAATTCAAACCATTAAGGGTAAAGTTTTCAGATATTAACTCACCGCGTTTTCTGCTGTTGCTGTCAGTAGCCGGAATCTCTTTTCCCGCACTTGTTACCTCGGTTGAATTGAACCAACATCTATGAGCGTCATGGCTTGAAATGTCAGTGTTCGGATCTGCTACCAAAACATCAATATCACTTCCGACATACGACGAAATCGGGGTACTTCCGATATACATTGTATTCAATGACCAGTCATAATACCCAACCCCTTGACATAACAGCATAGACAGATAACGGACATTGCCTTTGTAAAAATAATGTTTGTCTGAAATGTAATCGGGAAAAGCCTTTACTAACCCGAACTGCTCCGGTATCGGATCTTCCAACTTCGCTTTGTTTCCCTGCGCGTTTGGATCATAGATAGAACTTCCGCTTTCTTGTTTTTTGTCGTTTGTTTTCAGTTTTTTCAGCATAACCATCGTGTAAACTGCAACGGCTAACGCTATAATGATCATTGCGATACTAAAAAAACCCTGTGGTTTGATTACGAACTTTAAACACTTTGTTTTGGTCAGCTTGAATACTGACCATACATCACACGGTACTTCTTGCCCGTCTGAAAAGACAGTGACGTTATCTTTTAAATTCTGTAAATTCAATCTTTGTAGTGAGTGTTCTAAAAGTTCTAAAACAGTAAGGTTAGTTTGTTCAACTTCAAACTCTCTGATCGGATTGTTATCAATGCAATTACAGATTTTAACTTTCATAAAACAACCTCATTTTTTCGTGTCTAAAAATTCTCATGCAAGGATTCATTTTAAATGACTCAAAACAACTGCCTTTTTTACTGTCTGTGTGCAATATATGACCGTAAATGTATATACCCACATGGACTAAAACAGAGTGCTTAAAATAGCAGATTACGTCAAAATCTCGCGGTGTTTTAACCTCAGTGAATGAACCTTTTATTTTCTCGTATCCGACTGTCATTGTGTCACACTTGCAGTCAGTACATAAATCTAGTTCAATGTTTAATTCGTTTTGGTAAACATAGCATACTAACCCCCAGCAATCCAAATGTGGGTAAATTCTGCCGTTAGGGGTATGAATGTTACGCAAATATTTTTCGATGTTAGCAGACATAACGCAACCCCTTAAACTGTTTAGCGGTGTACCTCTTGTATGGGAACTTCGCATTTAAAGTGTCATGCCACCCTGCCGTTATCGTTGCCCCTTTGGTGGTTATCTGACAGCTTGTAACAAACAGTTTTAATGTATAGATAGGTGAAACTGCGGTATCACCGTCATACTCTCTTGATGTATCGAACGGTAGATACTCCAACAATGTGAGATAGCATGGAACAGCACCGGACATAACAGTATTGCACAATTCCATAACCTCACCGCTTATAGAACCTACTCCAAAAGACAGTGCGCTCCCCGATTGATTAGTGCGCTCCGGCAGATTGATTTGAATACCGGATGATTGAAACTCTTGCAGTTCGCCTTGATCATCCCTTGCCACAAAGTCATGGTAACTTTGAGCAAAACAGATAGGCTTTGACAAACTCTCACAATCAATTTTGATAGCCATTACGGGTGCATCTGTGCCCTGTGCATTGACTATAGCAAGTTCAGTAAAATTAGGTTCGGGGTTTTTCTCCGGCAGTACATCATTTGCAAGTGTGAGGTAATTTTTATAAAAATTACTAGGTAGTTCAAAAGTTCCGTTATACTTTCTGCCTTTTGTGATGCACATTTCGGACATATACCAGTTATGATGATTAGTCCATCTATCCTCGGTCATAAAAGTAAACCACTCTTCATTGAACGAAAAAAGATTTGCAAAATAGCTTGCGTACCATTCTTGGTGCCATGTTTTAATTTGTTCACCATCAACGTACATAACCACATCTGACCATATCTCGCCATTCTGCTCATAGAATGATAACTCTACTGCTAAATGGTGCCAACCCCGTGCGCTCCAACCATTACCAATTATCTTTGAAGCTAACCACGGTAAACGCTCACTTTCAAAAAAGATTACAAAACAACTGCTTTCGTAATCTTTATGAATCCTCCAACACATCTGTGAACCGTCCGGCTTTGGTGTGTAGTCGTCGGGATAACCCCACATACAAACCTTTCCGTATTGAATGTTTCCGTTTTTTTGTGGCATACCTTCTGATGTATCTCTTATTCCAAAATACAATGGGAACCGTTCCCAGTAGCAACCATTAGCGTTTGCTTCCGGTGTGTATAGAGTCCATTCAAACGTCAAATCCAACGGCAGAGTTGCGTTTTTCCAAAATGAATTATCAAAGAATGGAGGTTTAACCCCATAATAATGAACTGTTTTATTTTGATCATTCCATGGCACACCGTTTACGACCGATACCCCGTCAACTTCTAAATGCTCGGTGTAATACGGATCATCAATGCAGTTTGCGTTAATCAGAGTGCCTTTTAATACATTCAGTTTTCCGTCTGCAAAGTTCATAAGGAACAATGTATCATCATCAACTGCGCCCCTTGTCCCGTAAACAACATTCGCACTTACACGAATTGTTTTTGATAGTGTAACTTGCCCGTCTGCGGTTGTAACATCACATGTATAAATGGCTGTCGTTGTAGGTTCAACAATAATGCTTGCTGTGGTTTCACCGTTTGACCATAAGTAAGATACTGCGGAACCATTAACAGTTAGCTGAACTGAATCGCCTGCGGTCACTTGGTCTGAACTTGCAGTTATGTACGGTGCTACGGTTAATTCTGTAGCTTTGACATATTGAGTATGATTAACATTTGAATAACTGTAAGTTAATAAACACCCAAAATTTAATTTTCCTTGTAGTAGGCATTTTTCGTTTGTATCGTCGTAAGTATAGACAAGGTTGTTATCTATATAGCAGTAAAGGTTAGTTCCCTCGCGTCTGAGTTTGTATTTGTGGTAATCGTCACTATAAAAGTAATTGCCTATTCTGTAGCTAGTTCCGTCAACTGTTAATTCATATTCGCTGAACGTAACCACATTATTGATATTAATCGGATTTGCTCTAACACGATTTGAAAATTCAATCTCTAATTCATATTCTTTAATTATTCGTGACTTTCGGGAAACAAAACAAAGATTGCGTCCTCCATTGTCGTATATACCGCAATTCAGTACATAAACATTCGTATCACGCTGTGTATAAGTTGCAGTCTCCGGAATAATCAAAGTATTTGCCGGAGACAGCATCCAATCTGTTTCGTCTGCGGAATTGCTAAAACTCTGATTTGAAAAATCAATGTCAAAAAGAACTCTAGGCATAGTATTCACTCCATGCTTGATCGAACTCTACATTATCAACGTCTAAAGTCATGCTGATTTTGTAACATGCGCCGATATTGTTACGGAAATTCAAAGACTCTGTAATCTGCCCGTTTTGAATCCGCACTTTTCGAGCAATTATCGGATCTGTGGTTTCCAAACGGTCATTCAGAATAGGTGCAATAAACCAGTCGCAACCGTGATTAATGCTGTTTTCATAAAAATTTAGCCATGTTTGATAATCAGTTATATTGTTAAACTGCAAGTTTACTGACAGTGTATGCGGTGCATCAACAGATAATAGTCTTTGTCTTACAGTTCCGTTCGTCATGGTAGTACGAATTACTGACGGTGAACGTTTAAGGCTGTAAGAACTTTGTAAAAACTTTGGTAATGTATTAGGGTAATATTCCATCTTTTAATATCCTTGTCTTGCCAATCCGTAAGTTCCGCTCATAGCATTTGCTACCTCACCGCCGTTGCGTATGTTTGCAACAATTACGTCAATGATTGTCTGCTGGTCATTGTCCGTTCTCTGCTGAACTTGTCCGGCTCTTGAACTGTCTTCTATTAAGTTTACTGTAACATTGCTTCCGTTATTTTTCA